TCTGATACTCTTAAAATATTATCTTTTGGATATCTTATTTCTGCCTGTTCATTAAATAATAGTTTAAAAAATATTTCACTTGCACGTTTTGTACCTTTTGCTTGATAAAGTGATTTAATATTTTTAATTAGATTTCTTTTGTTAACATCACCATCCAATGTATCAGGTATAGAAGTTAAAAATGAATTTCTAAATTTGGTTAAAAATCCTGATATAGTTTTATCCACATCAGCGTAATCTAAAAGTTGTTGTATGTTTTGAACTGGATTAGCTCTATACTTACCAATGTTTGCTTGAGCACCTGAAGATGAACCTGTAATTAATTCACCTTCTATAAATTTGTTTTGATGTGTAACAAATAAACGAGAACCTGCATCCACATCTTCTACTAATATTGTTGCAGTAGCACCTGACGTAGCACCTGTAATTAATTCACCATTTATAAAATCACCATATGATGTATCTTCTAAAAGTATTCTATCTGTAGAATCATCTTTGTTTACATTTGTGCCATCTAATAATAAAAAGTTTGTAGCGCCGGTAGCACTATCTAATTGAAGATGATCTGGATCACCAATGTTTGTTAAAGTAATTTCTGCCGACTCTAATAATTGATAGTATGCTTTTACAAAATCTAAAAATAATGGATGATCTTCAAGTACAAAATCAGGTACTTGTGAATTTAAAAGATTTGATATTTTTTCTTTAAGGTTAGCCATTTCATTTAATAACTACTAGTCGTGGTATATCCAATACCAGCGTTTGCTGAACCTCCAACTAATGTATCAGCCTCTACTGTGACCGAACTATTTGCAACATCTATTTCTAATATTTGATTTCTTATAGGAACTAAATCGTTTGAATTTGGTTTTACTGTAACTTCAATAACTGTTGAAGCTGCACCTCTAACGTTTTCTATATTTGAAACATTTAATGAGTTGACTTCTACTACACCAGTTAAATAATTTATTGTACCTTGTGTGTTATTAGCATATGATCTTACAGAACCATCCATTCTATATCTTCTTACATTGCCTTGGCCATCATCATCTAAAAACCAAACATTTGTAGCATCACCATCTATTTTAAATCCTGTTGATGATAATATACCACCCTCAGCAGAAGCGTGACCACTATGTGGATTATATAATGCATTTGCAAAGTTAATTGTATATTTTGTAGAACTTCCGATTGTTGGAACAAAAGATTTTCTCAATCTAACAGTAGTTATATTTGATAATATACTTTCATCTGTATCATCAATTAATCCTGTAAGTTTAGAATGTCTAAACATTGTATCAAATTTTTGTAATGTATTTGAATTGTAATTTGTTATTGTTGTAATAACATCTGACTTAATTGTATCTGCTACTTTTGTTGTTGACTTCTCATCAAATTTAACCGTTGAAGTTAAAAGTACATTTGTAATTTCTGGATCAACAATAACTGGTGTAACTGAAGCAACAGAATATTTTTTTAAGTCTGTTACTATTCTTGCTTTTGTTGATTCTGTAAGATTAGAACCACTTGTTGGTAAAATAGAAATATAAACTCTACCGTAAAAAGGTGTTTCAGCATTTTCACCACCCCAAGCAGAAACCGCTTGTGTATTAGCATATAATTGTTTTACTTTTGTTTTATAATCTTCAACTGTTACTGCTCTGTCTTGTGATGAATAAAAGTCAGGAGCATTTTGTTTTATACTTTGTAATGACTCTGGTTCAGCGCCGCCTTGTGCTGATGAATTTACTGTAACAGTAATGTCTGTAAATCCTGAAACCGAACCAGAAAGAGAAAATGATGTAGCACCATTTGCTTCTGTTTTGTTAGTTACAACATAACTTATATTTACAATGTTACCATCATCTAATTTTTTACCAATAACACCATCACCAAAATATATTTCATATTGACCATCTTCAGCTTCTTGTAAAAAGAAAACTTTTGATGTACCATCTAATTGTGTAATTGATGTTGCTTTAGTGTATGTGTTTTGAGTTACATCTGAAACACTATTTTGAATTACAACTTTAATTGTAGTGGTATCAACTCTATCACTTGGAATTAAAAATCTTTGATCTATGTCCTGTGCGTCATATGTGTAATTATAACTTACGTATGTTCCTTCATAAACATTTAAACTTGCTGCTGTATAAACACCATCAACTGGTTGAACTGTTTTGTCAGCAATAGAAACAAATGTATAAGTTAGACCATCTATTGATGAAGTAAATTTTGTACCTGCTGGAATTGTAATTGTAGAACCTGTACCATCATTGATTACTAATTTTAAATCAGCGATTGGTGCTCTAGCAGAATTAGGAGTATAACCAACTAATTTAGCTAATGACGCAACACTTGATCTTAATTGTGCTGTATCCATAAACATTTCATTGGCAACAAAGTTAGCATTGTAAGCCAAGTAATGAGTATTGTAAGCAAGTAGGTCTAATAAAATTGAAAGTGAACTACCTTCAAAGTCATAATCTTTAAATTCGTTTTGATTGGATAAAAATGTTCGTAATGAACTTTTTATATTTGTAAAATCTAATTCTGATATGTCTAGTCTATGTGAACTCATATTACCTTACTTTTTGTAAAAATGTTGATACGGTAACAGGCTCTTCAGCACCTGTTACTAAAAATGACACCATAATATTTACTCCATTATTTTCAATATCTTCATTTATCACAATGTCTTCCACAGAAACTCGTGGTTCATATTTTTCAATTGCTGTTGAAATCCTATCTTTCATTAAAACTAAAATAGGATCAGTTATATTTTCAAATAAGAAACCTCTTAGATTACATCCAAAATCTGGATTAAAAGGTCTTTCGTATTTGTTTGTTAAAATTATATTTTTAACAGCTCTTTTTATTGCCTGTATATCAAAAACTTTTGCAACATCCTTTGTAGCAGGATTTTTAGTAAAACTCAAATTTAAATCACTATAGATTCTATTTGATCTTTTACTCTTATTAGTTGTTGTTGCATCATAGTTAGAGTAGGCCATATCAATATTTATATGAATTATCTACCGTTTACTAAAACGTTTAAGGATCCAGAGATCATTGCACCAAAATCAGCACTATCACCTACACGTCCCCAAGGTATACCGCCTATCAAAACATTTGGTGAACCTTGATTTAAAACTGCTGAGTGAGGAACACATTTTGGCGGGTCGTCACCGTTTGGAATAGTATGAGGTGATACAGGAGTGCCTCTTACAGCACCTAAAATGCCGTTTGCTCTAACTGTTCTAATTAAAGAAGTTGCCAAAGTAGTAATTGACGTACATCCATGACCAGTTGTTAAAAAATCTCCCGTTCTTACGGCCATATTTCTATTTTCCTTGCCCGTTATACGCTTTCCAACTACGTTTTTTAGATTTATTCATTGATGAAAACTTAACACTTCGTTTTTTATTACCAAGTGATGATTTTTTGTAACTTTTTTCTCTTGCTACAAACGTTTTACTTACTTTTGCCATTATTTACCTATTTTTTTCTTTCTACCTAATGGTAATTGTATTGACGATACGATTTTTTTGCCTTTTTTACTAATATATTCAAATCCAATCAGTTGATTCTTAAAATTTTCTTGGACTGACTTAACAGCCTTCTTAAAACTTGTGTTTTCTTTCTTTTCCTCTTGTCCTGATTCGTTCCAGAACAGAAATTCACGCATTTTTGCCATAATTTCCTCATTTTTTAGTTAATTTTCTACTATTTATAACGATTTTTGTTCTACTTTTGTTCTATATGTGCCAGAATGCCGACAAGCTACGGAAGAATCGGACAAATATTCCATTTTTTTGTTGATTTTTATAAAAAAATGCGGTATAGTAATATTATGAACAACAAAAACAAAGGAAAAAACACTATGTATAATATAAAAGAAAATATATCTATATTTTTTGCAATAATTTTTATAATGAGTATGGTTGGTGCTGCTGGTGCTGTTGAAACTAACCAATGGTTTCTTGCCACTATGTTAATAATCACTGGATTATTTACTGGAACATTAACTGCCGTATTACAAAAATAATAAAGGAGAAAAACACTATGACTATGGTAACAAAAACTGCTAATACTTTAGATGAAGGTATACAAAATATGATGGCTGGTGCAAAAGCAGACTATGAAAGATGGTCTACAAACGCACACGGCGAACAATCACAATGGTCAAAAGATTCAGTTGCTGATTGGGATAAAAAAACAAGAGTTACACAAGGTAAGAAGTACATTAAAGTTGTACATGATACTGGTGTCTTTTGTTTTATTGCAAAAGAAGACTTTAAACATTTTAAAAAAGGTGACATATTAAAGGCTGCTGGTTGGAATGCACCTGCTTTAAACTCACCAAGAGGAAATGTGTTAACGGGTAACTATCCAATTAGATGGACAGGACCTTTATATTTAAAATAATAACTAATAGGAGAAATATATATGATGTTAGAAACGTTGAACAATATGAGTATCGCACAATTAAATGATACCAAGGCTATGATTGATACTTTAATTAAATCTAAAGTAAGAAATGAAATGAAAGTTGGTACAAAGGTTAATGTTGTACAAAAAACTAAAAAAACTCCAGGTGTAATTACTAAAATTATGAATAGTAAATGTTTAGTTGATTTGTCTGGTAGAATTTATAGAGTACCAATGACAATGTTGGAGGTTGCATAATGCCTAACTGGTGTGATAATTACGTTGAGATAAAAGGTCCTAAAAAAATATTAGATGATATAGAGGCCATTGTAGATGAAAAAAATAATGAAAAAGAAAGAGAACACGGTTTATTAAATTATTTAAGACCGATGCCTGTAGAAGAAAAAGAAAATTGGTACAATTGGTCAGTTGATAATTGGGGAACAAAGTGGGAAGTAACTGAATTTTATGGTACCAAAAGAGAAGGTGATAAGATATGCTTTTCTTTTCAATCGGCCTGGGGACCACCTACAGAAGCATTTGATTATTTCTATGATGAAAATGAAGATGTAAGTATAGATTTAAAATACTACGAACCTGGTATGGACTTTGCTGGTATCTTTAAAGATGGTGATGATAGAAGTTATACATTATCAGAAGCTGCACCAGATGGTGTTAAAGATAAGTTTTACAAATCAGGTGATGGTAAAGAATTAGACGATACTTTTGAAATTGTCCAACAAATGATTGACTTTGGAGATGAATAGTTTTACAGTTACCCTATAAGGGTTGTTTTTCCCTACCGAGTTTTGTTTTCATAGTTATTTCCCTCGGTAGGGTTTTTATTTTTAAAATCGGTTTAAAAAGTTTGCAATATGTTTTACAAAAGGCAATAACGTAAGTGCCATTATCATATTTACACCAGTATGTGCTAAAGCGATATGTCTTGTAATACCTTGTGGCATACCATCCGACACTAAAAATCCTGCAATCCATATTGTACCTGTTGTACCAATATTTGCACCTAATACAGCTGCAATAGCAGCAGGCAAAGGTACTGCACCTGAAGCCACTAAAGCAATAATGGCTGTTGTAGATAATGAAGAAGATTGCCACAATAGAGTCATAATTATACCACCAAAAAACATATAAACGGTATTGTGTGTAAAGTAAGCAAGATGTTCTAAATTGCCCATAGATTTCATTCCACCTGAAAACATTTTAAGTCCGATATAGAACACAACTAACCCAACAAGGGTTGTTATGATAGGATTTCCTAATTCCATATCTCTAACTTTCTGAATAAGTTTTTTAAACATTCAAAAATATTTAGACCTTAAAAATGATTTGTAACAAAAGCTTAATATGGATAAGGTGTAACAAATAAAGTAAATAAGATAAACAATATTATAAGGGTACCTGTAAAGTAATAATTCATAGGAAACCTCCTATCTATTTTTTAATAAGTGTTTTAGTTTTTCGTACCAATAGATACCACCTTCTCGTAGGTGTTCATTGGCCGTTCTTAGTTTTTCTAATCGTTTTGTTAAGTCCTTTAACGATTTTTTATCTAACGCCTTTTTACGTTCAACTAACTTTTCTAATTTACTTATAACATTGTCTATAGATACACAGGTAAAATCTGGTATCTTAGGCGCCTTTTTCTTTAAAGACGTAATTGTAATCTTCTTAGGCTGTTTAGGCATAAGTGTAAGTCCTCTTGTGGGTTAATCGACAATGTTCGGAAGTAAAAAAAAATATAAGATTATATACAGTATTATTTATATAAAATCCGCACAAGTTACCACTAAAGATACTCGAAGTTTTGCGAAAAATTTTTTGCGTTATATACTAAACGATTCCCCACAGCCACAACTAGACTTACTATTTGGATTGTTTATTACAAACTCGCTTTTAAAGGCCTCATCTATATAATCTAATTCTGTACCTAATAAGTAAAACTCTAAATCCTTTGATATTAATAAAACGTTTTCTAATAACATATCATTGTCTTCCTTATCCTCTGTAAAAGACCATTCATAATTAAAACCTGCACACCCACCTCCCTTTACATCTAAACGTATGTAACGAGATTTGTTTTTCAGTTTAATTTGAAATAGACGCCACTTTGCTTCTTCCGTAATTGTAATCATACTAGCTCTAGCACTTTCCTCTGGGACTCAACATAACTATGTATAAAAGTATTAATCCTCAGAACTCACCCTTAATACCCATAGTAGGGTTTTCTTTACAGTCTTCGACCGCGGATGCGATTTCATCTACTTTATCTACTTTACACGCTATTGACACTTTGACACAGCCACTTAATAGAACAAAAAATAGCACGAAAAAAATTCCTGTATATGAGGCTAAGGTTTTGCCTTGAGTTTGCCGCTTCGTTATATTCATATGTTACTTACTACTTTTATAGATTAGAAAGCCCAGCCAGTTTTAATAGTGTTTAATTATGGTCAATAGGAGAACCGTATGTGTGATACTCTCCTTGAGCACTTCTTGTGGTTGTTGTTTGTGATGATTCTATGATTTTATTGGCACTAATGGTTAACTGGCCTGTAGCGGCCATAGTAATGTCTTTACCTGCAAATAGATTAATATCACCACCTACTGTTTCAGGACCATTCTGTGATGTAAAGGCAGATACATTGACATTACCACCTTCTACTTGTATATTGACATTTGCATTAGGACCGATCTGTATATCATAGTTATTACCTGTTT